TTTATCCTTTATATGGATGGTATTCCATCGTATTTGGTAAAAGGAATGTCTGCAATTTCATTATCTCAAACGGCAGTTGCTCTTAACCACATTAACGTTCAACGTTATGTAAAAGGAAAAACTATTTGGAATACAGTTACTTTTACATTATTTGAAGCAATTACCCCTGCAGGTTCACAAACTGTAATGGAATGGGTTCGTTTAGGACACGAGTCAGTAACAGGTAGAGATGGTTACTCTGATTTCTATAAAAAAGATATTACATTTAACGGTTTAGGACCAGTAGGTGATATTGTTAACGAATGGGTAATTAAAGGAGCTGTTATTACAAGTGTTAACTTTGGAGATTATAACTGGGATGATGACGGTAACGCAGTAAATATCTCAATTGAAGTCCAACCAGACTACTGTATTTTGAACTTCTAATAAAAAGACACAATCCGGCAAATATATAAGCTCCAACTTTTGTTGGGGCTTTTATTTTTCCTTGGAATATTAAATATTTATAATTATATTAACAGACATGAAATTAAATAACCTAAGAGCGTTAGTTAAAGAAGAACTCAATAAAAAATTAAATGAGGAATACCAAGATAAATATAAAATGATTGGTACTCTTATAACTAATATTGAGACTAGACCCCAAAAAGAAATATATTCAGATATTAGAGCTATTACTGGAATTGCTGTTTTATCTTCAAAAGAACCGCTTGAATATAGTGAACAAAATACAACAAGATTTCAAGCGATAATCACAGTAAAAGTAGATGGTTATCCTTGGATTACAAAAGGTGGATTTGATAAAAATAAAATGCAAGAAATAGCCGCCCAGATCAGAAAAGTACCAGGAGTAGTATCTTTTAATGTAGCAGATGATAATATTTCTGCTCTTTAATATATGTATATAAGACAAATAAAGTTATAATAAATAAAAATTATGGAAGAATCAAAATTTAATTTACCCACCGAGGAAATCGAATTACCATCTAAAGGTTTACTTTACCCCGAAGGATCTGAATTAGCTAAAGGTAAAATTCAAATGAAATATATGACAGCTAAGGAAGAAGATATCCTTACAAACCAATCATATATTAGAAACGGTACAGTTTTAGATAGAGTAATGAAATCTTTAATTGTATCCCCAATTGAATATAATGATTTGCTAGCTGGTGATAAAAATGCGATAATGGTTGCAGCTCGTATCTTAGGATATGGCTCAGAATATTCATTTGAATATGGTGGAGAATCATATACAATTGATTTATCCCAAATTGAAAATAAACCACTTAGAGACGAAATCCGTACAGTATCAGGAAATGAATTTCCATTTAAATGCCCTCATTCAGGAAATGAACTTACATTTAAATTATTAACTCATAAAGATGAACAAGAAATCCAACGTGAATTAGAAGGACTTAAAAAAATAAATAAAGATTCATCCCCAGAACTCTCAACACGTTTAAAATATATTATAACATCTGTAAATGGGATGAGAGAGAAAAAAGATGTTCGAGAATTTGTAGATAAAGCCCTCTTAGCCCGAGACTCCAGGGCATTAAGAGAATATGTTAAAGAGATTCAACCAGATGTTGATCTAACTTTTTTTCCCGACGGGAGTAGTGACAGAGTCAATATTCCACTTGGGATTAGCTTTTTTTGGCCTGAGCTATGATATAGCACCAAAGGTTAGAGAATCACTATTTACTAACATTCATCAGATTGTTTTTCACGGTAATGGAGGATATGATTGGTATACTGTTTACAATATGCCAATCTGGCTCCGTAAATTTACCTTTAATCAAATCCAAAAACATTTTGATGAAATAAACAAAACTTCTACCAACAATTCAACTCCATCAGGAACTAAAACAGTAATTGATGAAACCGGAAAAATTAAAGCCCCTGAATTTTTAAAATCCTCTCAAACTTCTAAAAGACCAGTAAAATATAAATAAAATTCATAGGTCAAATATTTATAATAAAATAATTGAATGGCTGAAAAAGACCCTAAAGACGTAGCAAAAGAATTTGAAAGGTTACAAAAATTAGCAACTCTTTTAAATAAAAATTTAAGTTCATTTAATTTAGATGCTCTTAAAAAAGATGCTGCTTTAGTTTCCGAACTTTTAGGAAAATGGGAAGATGAATTAAAAGACTCTACAGATAGTGTAGAATCAATGGCATCTTCTTTTCAAGATGTTGTTAGACAAATCCAAAAAGGAAATAAAGGAATAAGAGATACCACCTCATCATTCAATAAATTAACTAATTTAGCAGCAGATTTATCAAATCACCATAGTGGGATAAATAGATTATCTAAAAAACAATTAGAGTCTATTGAAAAACAAGCTTTAGCTGAGAAAAAAAGACTTCAAATTGCCTATGATACTTTAGAGCAAGATAAACAAGCTATTATAGCTGAAAGAAAAAAAGGAAATCAAAACTCAAGCCAGCTCACTCAATTAAAAAAAATTAAAGCAGCCCAAAATGAAATAGAGGGCACAATAGAAGGACAAAATACAGCATTTGAAGATTTAATAGTAAATGCAAGAAATTTTGCAGATGTTGAAGACCAGATAGATAAAAAAACAGGTGTATTAGAAGGAGTATTTGGGGGGTTAGGTAAAGCATTCCCCGGAATGGCTAATAAGCTAGGCTTAGATGAAGCCCAAGAAAGAATGAGAGAGGTAGCAGCCGATCCATCTATTTCAGGCATGTCTGGTCAAATGAAGATATTGGGTGAAGGAGCTAAAGTTTTTGGAAAAAATCTTACAGCTGCTTTAGGTCCTGTAGCAATAATTAAAATAGTTATTGAACAAATTGTTGAAGCAATGCAAATGCTTGATTCTGGAACAGGTGACATGGCTAAAAACATGAACATCACCTATGATCAGGCATTAAAAGTCAATGAACAATTAGGTACCATGGCTGATATGTCCATGGATTCTGCTCTTACCTCTAAAAAATTAGGAGAAACCTTACAAGCAGTTAATCAAGAACTTGGAACTTCAGGAATGATTAGTGAAGAAAACTTAAAAGTATTCACTAAATTAAGAGAACAAGCCGGAATGACCAACGAAGAAATCATGGGAATGCAAAAGATGACCATGGTTATGGGGGGTACATTAGAAGGCAATGTTGAAGAATTCCAAGCTGCCGCTAAAATTGCAACATATCAAAAAGGTGTTGCTCTTAATACTAAAACATTAATGGCTGATATGAGTAAACTTTCAAAAGCTACTCAATTATCAACTGCCGGTGGAGCTAAAGGAATGGCTCAAATGATGGTTGCTGCTAAAGCTGTAGGTTTAGAAATGTCTAAAGTTGAGAATATAGCAGACGGTTTATTAAACTTTGAACAATCTATTGAAAGTGAATTAAGTGCTGAACTACTAACAGGTAAAAGCATTAACCTAGAAAAAGCACGACAAGCAGCATTAAATAACGATTTAAAAACCGTAGCAGAAGAAATCAATAAACAAGTTGGTTCCGCAGCAGATTTTAGCAAAATGAATAGAATCCAGCAAGAAGCAATGGCTAAAGCTGCTGGAATGAGTCGTGAAGAATTAGCTGGAATGTTATTTGAGCAGGAAGCATTAAAAGCCGTAGGAAAAGATCTTAACGCACAAGAAAGAGAAGCATACGAAGCAGCCAAACAAAAATACGGTGCCGAAAAAGCAGCCCAAATGCTTAAAGAAGGTCAATTAGATAATATGGTTAAACAACAATCCCTACAAGATCGTTTTAACCAATCAGTAGAAAAATTAAAAGAAGTATTTGTTCGAATAGCCGAACCAATTTTAGCTATTTTAGATCCTATAATGCAAATTGTAGAAGCCCTTACACCTCTTGTAAATGTTGTATTACGCCCAATAATAAATAATTTTAAAGCTTTAGGTGAAGTAATTAAAACATATATAATGGAACCATTAAGCGGTTTAAAATCTATATTTAATGGTATTAAGGATTTATTTAGTGGTGATTTTGCAGAAGGGTTTAAAAAAATAGGAAATGGAATACTTAGAATGATATTAACTCCATTCCAAGCTATGTTAAATGGAGCTATATCAATGGTAAATAGTTCCATAGATATGTTAAACTATATCCCTGGTGTAGATATTAAACCAATAGCACCAATAGATTTAGCTGGGATGGTAGCGTTTGCTGATGGTGGAATAGTTAACGGTCCAACTAACGCTTTAATCGGTGAAGCTGGTTCTGAAGCGGTTGTTCCACTAGATGAATTTTATGCTAAACTAGACACGTTAAATACTGGTGTTCAAACAACAAATCAAATTTTAGGTGGAGGGAAAGAAGGAGCAGGTAATCCAATTACTTCAAGTAATAGTGAGGAAACTAAAAAAACAAATCAACTTTTACAACAACTCATTAATGTAATCTCCCAAGGTCAAGACATTAATATAGATGGACAAAAAGTAGCTTCAGCTCTAAAATTAGGAGCTCGTCAAGTTCAATAATTAGTAATATTTATAATAAAATAAATCATGGGACTATTAACTAAACTAACAACAGAAGGCTCAAATTTAAGCCAATTTGATGGTCAAACTCCACCTGTATCTAATACAGATGTATCAACATCAAAACTCCATTACTCATATTCAATCAATGGAAACCCAAACCTTCCAGGTTACCCAACACCTTCCCAATTGGATACAAACGGAGTAACCCCACCACGTTATTCAGATAACTTACCAGGTTAATAAAAACTAGATGGGTCTTTTAATTAAATTACAAAACGGTGATACTGCACTGAAGTCTCTTAAATTTGGTAATGATAGACCAGGAGGGGGAAGTAGTAACCAACCGTATATTAAAAACCCAATAGACAGACCAGATACTCCAACTTTAAACAGTGATTTTCTTTTACGTGGAGGAATTTCAGCCCCATTAAATGCAGCAGAGGATGTAGCTCGTTTAACAAAATATTTCTTTGATTTTAGAAACCCAAGTGGACTTTTATTTACAGCAAAACAAAATATTCTTTCAAGAGTTGCTCCAAAAACAGAAGCATCTTTTGGCCCTGCTTATGGGGGGTTTGCAAAAGATATAAATCCAAAAACAGGTGCAATTTCCCAAAATCAAAGCAATGGGTTTTTCAATGCAGGTGTTTATACACCATTATCTACAATAGCTGAAGCTGGAGTAGTAGCATTTGGGGGCCATTTAAATAAACAAGGACTTGACCCAACAGGTTTATTTCCAACATTTTCAATTAGAAAATACGGAGATATAGCATTTGCAAATAATCAAATTGAAAAAAATGCTGAAGATCCAAAAGTTCCCCTTGCGTTATGGAGAAAATCTCAAAATGCATCCAACAAAGCTGGAAGAAAATTAGCTCAAGCAAATGAGCAAGATATTAAAACAAAAAATGAACTTGCTGTAAATGCTTCGATACCAACCACCCCAAACGGATCTTTAGCTGAATTTAACAAAAATTCATTTGCTCAAAGTAAACTAAACCAGTTTTTACAAAAATGGGATGCCTATAGAGATAAACAAGCTATAAAAAAATTAAATAAAAAAGATAATGCTGCATCTAAAGCATTAGATAAACAAGCTGAATTATTTCAACAAGTTCAAGATGCTGAAAATGCACCTAAAACATATGCAAATAGGTTATTAAATCTTTGGAACTTAAATGGTTTAAACCCAACAAATCCATTTAATTCAAATTCCCCTATTTTATATTCATATAGTGGTGGTCCTGATTCAACTTTAGGAGTTGGAAATACAGACATAAAATTTGCTACTTTAGGCGACGGTCTTACTCCTATTCGAACAAACAACATACCGTTTGATGACCCATCTCGCCCAACAGTATATTACAGTACTACAAATATATTTGGAGATGAAAATAGTAGTGTTTCCCTTAGATATGCGTCATTAGTTACATCTACCACAGATTATGATTTATTTGGAGCAGATAATTACCTAGAAACCAATAATAATACCCCATTAGATAGACTAGGAATTACAACCAACCCAGTTTCAAATAATCTATATACAAACCCATCTAATCTTAAAACAAGAAACCAAGATAATACTATCTACGTTTCCCCCATTAATAAAATATTAAAATCTTCAGGTACTGGAACAACCTCCGGAGTTTCTGGAAGTGGAAGACAATTAATTGCAGACCCACAATACATCCTAACATCAGGATCATATTTAGCAGTTGATCCTGAGGGTAAAATTTTAGGCCAATACTCTTCAGAAAAAACATTATGGAATGATAATTTGAATCAATCATCCAAGGACCATTATGATAAACCTAAAGACCATAATAAAGGATATCTAGCTAATTTAGATAAAAACGCAGGTTATTATTATGATAGTGGTAATCTTACATTTGTAATTAACCAATATCCTCGAGGTATAGCTCCTGATTTTAGATTAACATCTAGAGGAGTTAGAGGATTTAATGATTATGTTCAATCAACTAGAGATGGATATGTTTATGGGGGATATGATGCTATAACAAAAGATCCAAAAGATGTCCCCAATTATAAAGATGGTGCAATACTCGATAAGATTTATTACAGTAGTATAGATAAAAGAAAATCAAACCCTATAGATAGCGGAACTGATTTAATCCCATTTAGTATAGGAATCATCAATCCAACAACAGCTGAAATAGCCAACACCCTAAATTTTAGAGCATATATTGATTCATTCTCAGATTCATATTCATCAGAATGGAAAGGGCAATCTTATATGGGTCGTGCTGAAAAATTTTGGAAATATAATACTTTTGATAGAACTATTTCTTTAGGTTTTACTATTATTGCGGATAGTAAAGCTAATTTAAATATTATGTATGAGCAATTAAATACCCTTGCTTCCTCAATTGCCCCTACGTATACTGATCAAGGATATATAGCAGGAAATATTCACGTATTAACTGTAGGAAACTATGTATCTGGAGAATGGGGAGTAATGGATGGAATTACATATGAAATTGTAGAAGAATCACCTTGGGAAATTGAAAAAGGAAACGCATTGCCATTTTATATTAGAGTATCAGGAATTTCTTTCCACCCAATCCAGAAATTTAGACCACAATTCAATCATAGTGGGTCAATAAATCAATTTATAAACCAATAGTAAAATATGGCTCGTTATTCAAACATACCAATTATAACAACCCCTTCAAATCAAAAAAGAAGATACATAAATGTAAAATACCCTGAAATAAAAGTTGATTTTACAGATACTTATGTGTATACTACAAGAGGTGATAGGTATGATTCATTAGCGTTATCATATTATGGTAATGCTCAATTGTGGTGGATAATAGCTAGAGCTAATTTAAATGTTTCCTCACCAGACTCATTATACCCTGACCCAGGGGCACAAATTAGAATACCGGCTTATAGTAGAGTAGGAACTATTTTAAACCAATTTGATAGTTTAAATAAATAAATGTTATGAACAATAATATAATAGGGGAACCATTTAGAGACTATGTAGCTAAACAAATTAATTTACGTCAAGAAACACATGGTTCTGGAGCAATTGATAAAAGAAGTATCCAAGATGTTACTTTATTAAACTCCAATACAGCTTGGGTAAAATTAGCTTCTGGTGTTGATGTTTCTGAACAAAGAATGAGAGATGCTGGATTATCTCATTTTGGATGGGGAGATAAATTAGCTAAAGATTTTATTTTATTTGGTGGTGTATCTAGTTTTACAAGTGTAGATTCTCCTTTACAACAAAGAACAGGACTCCTAGGAAAGAATGGAATATATAATATTTCAGGTGACTCTAAAGAATTAGACTTTGGTTTAGTTCCTATGCCTGGTATTGAAAGTGTAGATATAAAATGTTTAAACAGAGGTTCTATTAAAAAAGCCACAATAAAACTTAAAGTATACAGCAAAACTCAATTTGATATTATAGATATTCTATATCTTCGTTTAGGATATACAGTACTATTAGAATGGGGAAACTCAGTTTATAGATCAAATAAAACTGAAAATTTAGAGCAGATGGGTTATACTTTTATAGAGGCTGATGGTGGTTTTTTCTCAAATAATTTAGAAAAAGAATCCCCACTTCAAATCCTTAAAAGGCTAGAAGGTTGGAGAAAAGATAAATCTGGAAATTACGATTCATTGTTAGCCAGAGTAGTAAATTTTGAATGGTCATTTGCTCAAGATGGTTCATATGATATAACATTATCTCTGATAAGTTTAGGAGACATAGTTGAATCACTTAAAATCAACATATCTCCCGGTAAAAAAGAATTTGGTTTTATAGATCAAGTAATTCAAGCTCAAACTTCAACAACAGAAGAAGAGAATACTGAAGAAAAAGAAACAAATGATCCATCACCTTTAAGAAACAAAATAGCCGCTCATTTATTTGTTCAAAAAATATTTTTCAAACAAACACAAACCCCATCAGGAGGAATAACATATAGTATTAATGGAACATCTTTTCCAATAGGAGCATTTATAAAACCTGCTACTCAACCTCTTGAGATTGAACTAGGAGATGAAACCATAACATTTGACCCAGCAGATACTAATCAAAAGAAAACAGATGTAGTATATTTTTACTACAATAATGGAGAAGAGGAAATGCCTGAAATTCCATTAGATTTAGGATTTTATATGAGATTTGGATATCTTCTACAATTTATTAGAAATTTTGTTTTACCTAAAATATCAAAAGGTAATTCTCCAAACCCACCACTTATAGACATAGATTTTAATACTTGGAAAAATAAAATGTATTATTTCCCTGGCCAAATATCCCTTGATCCTAGAGTATGTGTTGTAAATGGAGAAATAGGTCCCAATAATGAAATTGATGCTTTCAACCAATTAGCCGGATGGCACCACTCAGACAAAGGGTATGCTTGGCCCATGAATATATATGTTAGTTTTGCCACTATTCAAACAGCATTAGATGGTAATTTAGATAATGATGGTAATTTAAATTTACAATCATTTTTATCATCTATATGTGATGCATTAAATGTTTCATTGGGTGGAGTAAATAACTTAGAACCTATAGTAGATGAAGATGACAATTCAATAAAAATTATAGATAGTAGTTATTCTGAAAAACTTAAACCATCCCAAGATTATACTTTAATGTTATACGGATATGGAGATGGAACTATAAGCCCAAAAAATTATTCTACTTTTGTACGTAACATAGATCTAAAAACAGCGATCACCCCAGAATATGCAAGTATGGTTACTGTAGGAGCAACAGCTGGAGGATATGTTAAAGGAACAGAAGCAACAATGTTCTCTAAGTGGAATAAGGGAATTGTAGATAGATTTGCTCCTAAACTTGAACCTGGAGACCCAGAAACAGCAGGAAATACTTCATATTCCTCTAACCCCCAACCAAAACCAACAGGAGGTATAGTAGGAGGAGTATTAGCGGCTGCTGCAAAATTTGATGGAGATGAAGCTTTAGTTCAATATATTGTTAAATTTTTTGCAACTGGTAAATTAGCATTAGGATACAAATATGACGGGAACGGAGAAACCCCTCAATTAGATGATACTGCTATAGAAAATAACAAATCAATAGCAACAGAATTTTACAAATACGCCCACTCCAAAATCCACGAAAAATACCCAGATTGGAGTTCTCCAACTATAGGGTTTATTCCATTTAGTTTAGGATTAACGATGGATGGATTAGCTGGAATAAAGATATATAACGCTATTAAAGTAGATACAAGTTTCCTTCCAACAAATTACCCGAATTCATTATCTTTCATTATAACTGGAGTAGACCATAAATTATCAAGTAATGATTGGGAAACAACCATCCAAACCCACGTAATACCAGAAACAGAAAAACAAGATGGTACTCCAACAGCATCACCTTCACAAATAAAAGATACTGTACTTTCACTATTAAATGGGGCTGGTATAGGAAATGTTCAATTAGATACTACTTTAGCTAATAATAATACATCTAATGGAGTATCAAATGCTATACTTTCATCCCCTGTATTTACCCCAACAGGCCCAGATTATAAACCTATTTCATCTGATGATGATTTATGGGTTTATTTATCTTGGCAACAAGGAGTAGGAGGAGCTGCTCAACATTATAGAGTAGCTACTGGGAAAAGAAAATCATATGGTATAAAAGCTAATGCCCTTAAACAAAATTGGCCTGGAGGTAAAGTAGCATCTAATGGAGTCCGCAAACAAGATATAGACTTACTATATGCTACAAACCAGAAAAAATTAGCTATAGGATTTATAGACGTATGGAGGCAACATTATAAAGAAAAAACATCTAGAGCTTTAACTTTAATAAACAGTAAAGGAGCCAATAGAACAGGAGTCCTATACTCAGAAATTAAAAAAACATTTCAAAAATATGAAATCCCAAGCAAAGGATTAACTTGGGATAAATTAGCCAGATTTGGTCTTATAGAAAATTCATTGAATACTGATGATGAAACAGCCACTACTTTCCAAGGAATGTTCCAAATCAATAAAACCTACGGTAAAAACCCAGATAATATTACAATTTTGACTACCTCTAAAAAAGGACAAGGTCATAAACCAACTTACACTGAATATGATTTAGACAAATATGTAGGTCCATTAGCATCTAGAATAGCAGCCAAATTAGATGAATTTAAAAGAGAATCAGGATATCCCAATTAATTAAATTTATGTACTACCCAAAATCCCAAATAAAATCTAATTTATACACCAATGGTGGAGAATATATTCTTTCAACTACAAAAGAAGATTATAAAGGATATTACTATGAAGTCTCTTCTGGGCAAAAATTTACTGGCAAATCCCCACAAGATGGAACCAATATTCGTCTTATCTTACTAAACCCACAGATAACCCCAATCCAAGACATTGCTAATAAAGGACTCACCTATGTAGAAACCCAGGATGAAATAAGTGGAGGATCATATAATATCAATCCCCCTCTTAGAACTCTACCCCAATCTAACCCAACATTTCCCACTCAACAAGAACAAAATTTAGGAGTATTCACACGTTATTTTTGTAAGAAAAACAACGAACTAAAATATATGGAAATAGACAAATTAACATATAATCAATTAACGTTACATGACCAAAAAATTGCATGGGACTTATACACGGCAATATCAACCTTATGGTATATAAAAGGAGAAAAGGAAAAAATATACAAAGCCAATAAAGGTTTAATCACATTAATCGAACAAAAACAAAATTGGTATGGTTTTACACAATGGTTTCAAGATAAATTTTTAAAATATTACTTGGAGTCTTAAAATTAAATTCATATCTTTAAAGCATGTATTGGCTGATAGAAGATATTAAAAACA